AATCTGGCAAGAATTTGGGAAATTTGTCCGGTAGAAAAGAAGGCCCAATTTTTGCGCCTGCTTTTCGGTGAAAGCCTGGAAAAAACTGAAAGGGGTTATCGAACCCCGCATGTAAACCCGGCGGTAAAGTATAACGCGCACAAAATCAGTGCGTTAGAAATAAAAAGCGGAACCGAAAACACGAATTTTGATGCGTCCGGTTCCGTTTGTAGCCCGTATGGGGCAAAAATCGAACCCATCATTACGGGGATCGGCCCCCTGGTCGAGTTCCTGACACAACTGAAAAGAGCATGAGTATAATTGAAGATGTAATACTGTCAGCGCCGCAAGTGAAGCACACAGCGCGCTATATTACCACGTCAAAAATTAAACTGCACCCGTCAAACCCGCGATTCATCAAAGACCGGGATTTTGACATCCTTTGCCAGTCGATCAAAAACAACCCTGACTTTTTTGAGGCCCGGCCGCTTCTTTGCACGCCGGACCTTGTTGTTTTTGCCGGCAATATGCGTCTTCGGGCAGCAAAGGAGCTAAAACTTAAATACGTGCCCGTAATTATCATGGACGTTGACGAAGAAAGGCAGCGTGAATTGATGATCCGCGACAATGTGAACAACGGTCAATGGGATACGGATGCCCTGGCTGCAATGTTTGAAATTCCGGAACTGGCTGCATGGGGGATGCCGGAGTTTGCGTTTGGCGGGGCGGCTGATGGAGAAGAAAGCGGTGATGATGAAGAACGCGCAGACGTTGACTACAGCGCTAAAAACAAGGAAATAAATACAGACGAATTTGAGGATAAGTGCACACTTGTTTTGAACTATACCCTTGAAGATTACGAAAAAGTAAAAAGCGCTCTTTTTAAAATTGCTCCCACGCCGGAGCAGGCAGTTTTTAAACTTTTGAAACTGGACGATGAGTAAACACAAATTCCCATACCGCTGGAATCTGGCAGACGGTTATCCTGCTGCCGGAATTGAAAAACACGGCTGCAAGGTGTTTGGTACGTTTGTTTGTGGCGGCGGATCGACAATGGGCTACAAGCTTGCGGGGTATGAGCATTTGGGCGGCGTTGAAATTGACCCAAAAGTTGCAGCCATTTACAAGGCAAACCACAATCCAAAGCATCTGTTTATTGAAGACATTCGGGCATTCAACAAACGCAATGACTTGCCGGAAGAATTATACAACCTGGACTTATTAGACGGCTCCCCACCTTGTTCTTCTTTCAGTATGGCTGGAAACCGCGAAAAAGACTGGGGCAAAAAAAAGCAGTTTCGTGAAGGTCAGGAATATCAAAGGCTTGACGACCTTGTTTTTGAGTACGTCCGGACAATTGAAAAATTGCAGCCAAAAGTTGCGCTACTGGAAAATGTAAAGGGGTTGATTATCGGGAACGCAAAAGCTTATGCAAGAAACCTGAAACTTGCATTTGAAGCGGCTGGCTATCGAGTACAAGTTTTCCTTTTAAATGCCGCCAGCATGGGGGTACCGCAAAAGCGGGAAAGAGTGTTTTTTATCGGATTGCGAAAAGACATTAATTTGCCGGAATTGGTTTTGCAATTTAATGAAAAGCCAATTTTGTTTGGAGAATTTGTTGAATTGAACGCAAATAGAGTAAATTTAAGCAAATCTTGTACTGAAAAATGGTATGATACAAATAAAGGGAAAAAACCAAAAGCTAAAAGTGGAAATACTTTTGGATTTATGTATAAAGCAAGCCCAAATGATGTAGTTGCTACAATAATAAGTGGGGGAACTCATGCTTTTTATTTAGAGCCAAAAGAATTAACCAAAAATGAGTATTGTCAATGTGGTTCTTATCCACTCGACTATAATTTTAAAAAAATAGAACCAAAGTACTTAATTGGAATGTCAGTTCCGCCAGTTATGGCCGCACAAATTGCGCATCAAATTTGGCTGCAATGGCTTTCAAAAGCAGGATAATTACAGGATATTATGAGGAAAGGAGAGGATATAGCAAAAGACGGGTTCAACACAAGGTGGAAACCCGGACAATCCGGAAACCCTGCCGGCAAACCGAAAGGCACGGAGCACAGCAGCACGCGCCTGAAACGGCTGCTTGAAGCCGTTGGAAAAATGAAAAACCCGCTGACAAAGCGGGAGGAAGAATTTACCGGCCTGGAAATGATGGACGCCGCAATTATTGCCCGCGCCATGAAGGGCGACGTAGCGGCATACAGGGAGATACTGGACCGCCTGGAGGGTAAGGTGCCGGCCAAAACCGAAGTAATCGGCAGCATGAATTTAACTGGCAGCGCCGCTGCTGTCGGAGAGCAGGAAGCAAAGGCCCTGCTTTCACTTCTTAACCGCATAGCCCCCGCCCCTGTCGATCAGTGACGCCGAACCTGCTGTTTCTCCCGGCAAGTATGTTCCGGCAAATAACCGATGAGCAGCGCGGAATATTGATCGACCAGGGCCGAACCCCCATTGTAGTCAACGACGTTTTTTTGAATAACCTGTTGCTGTGGGGCGGGAAAGATGTTCAATTCAGACCGGAGCGCATTCAGATCAGCTACGGCGGCTCCGGCTCCGGAAAGTCGGACTTTAAGGCCACGGAGTTGCTGGCAAAACTGCTGATCCAACCGTACTGCCGTCTGCTGTTTACGCGTAAATACGCTGCGCAAATACGCGACAGCCAGTTTCTGCTATTGAAGGACCTGATTAAGCGTTACGGCCTTTCGCAGTATTTTGAGGTGAAGGAATCAATGGACATTCGCTGTGTGCTGAATGGGAATATGGCGCTCGCTGCCGGTCTGGACGACGTGGACAAACTGAAATCAATCCCGGACATTACCGACATCTGGATTGAAGAACCTATTGACCGAAAAGGCACGGTACTGGAAAGTGACTTCCTGGAACTTGACCGCCGTCTGCGCTGCGATAAGGCGCCAAACCATATACACCTCACATTTAACCCGGTATCAAAACAGTCCTGGATTTACCGGCTGCTTTTTGAGCGGGATATTTATCAGACATACGCGCTTAAAACCACATACCGCGACAACCATTTTTTGCCTGAAAACCAGCGCCTTCAATTTGAAGCGCTGCAAAAGGTGAACTACGATGAGTGGGATATTTACGCAAACGGAAACTGGGGCAGCGGCGACGACCTGGAAAACCGGCTTTACTCCGATGAAGCCATTGAAAACCTGTTCACCAATACATTCGTGGACCGGCCCGGAAACAGGTACATTACGGCCGACATTGCGTTTGAAGGCGCCGACCAATTTGTAATCATGGTTTGGGATGGTTGGGTAGTTGTGCAGGTGTATATTGTTGCAAAGTCGGACGGCCCGGCGGTGCTGAATAAATTAAAAGCAGTTGCGCATGAGTGGAATGTGCCGGGCAGCAATATTGCTTTTGACGCCTCCGGCCTCGGGGGTTTCCTTTCCGGCTTCCTTCGTGCGGCCCGTCCCTTTGTCGGATCAGCCGCGCCGCTGGAGCAGGACAGGACAAACAAAGTACAGGTACAGTCTTTCCGCCGTCCGAATTTTAGGAACCTTCGAGCGCAGGCGTTTTGGCTGCTGAAAGATCGGCTTGATAATTGTGAGGTGTTTTTTGCCCAAAACAGCCTACATTTGCATGACACGCTACGTCAGGAGCTTCGATCGATTAAGAAAGTGCCTAACCCTGACGGCGGAAAATTGCAGGTTATCCCGAAGTCAGAGATCAAGGAAATGATTGGCCGATCCCCTGACTTTGCCGATTGCCTGTCAATGCGTTCGATTTTCGATTTGTCCCGGCCCACGTCACAAAGGGGGCGCTCCGTGCGCTCCGCATCATATTGACCGCATGGACAAATCAGCTATCAACGAACTGAAAGAGAAACTTTTTAACGACGTTTACGCGGCCTACCTGACGGCCCGCCAGCTGCAAGGCAGCCCAAACCACCCTATCATTTCCGGGCTTCGTGCGTACCTGATTACGCACTTTGGACAACGCGGCCGCCGTGCCGTTGAGGAAGCAAATCGCGCTATAATCAACGCCCAGAAACTGGAAGCCCGTGAAGCGCTCCCAAAGTCGAAGCGCTTGCCGTCGCCGGGAGGCAAGCGTCCGGCCCGCCCCCTCGGCGAATTGCCGCAGGCCCCGCAAGTGCAGGAAGTGCAGGAAGTGCAGGAAGAAAACCTTCCGCACCTCGTAGAAAGTCCTGCTGTGGCGGTTGATACCGAAGCGGACGTTTCCGTACTTTCTGACAACGAAAAAGCGGAACTGCTCACCATGACGCCCCGCGCTGCCGGCAGTCAATTTGGCGCTGACCGCCTTCGCGCTACACTCATCCATGCCGGACAGGACGTTCCGGCGGATATGAAGCAGACGCAACTTGCTGCCGCGCTTATCGCCCATCTGAAAAAATGATAACGGCCCGTTTAAAAAACGCCGCTGGCAATGTCCTGTGCGAAATCAGGTTGCCGGAGCATCTGCATGAAATGACACTGCAACAGTATGTGTCTTTTGACAGTGTTGCATCAGGAGAAGGCAACCCGATTGCCATTATGGCCGAAGCCGTGCAGGACTTTACCGGAGTTGATATGCGGACGATTATTGAGGCGCAGGTGGGCGACATTTACAAACGTGCCGACGCCTTGGATGAAAGCCTGCGCAGCATCTTTGGCTACATTTCGCGGCTGATTACCACGCACGAGCCGAAAATGTATAACCAGGACTTACACGAATTTCAATACAAGGGCGACACGTACCGGATTCCATACATACGAACAATGCCGTTGGGCCTCGGTGAAGTCCTACCGGATATTTCAGTAGTTGAGGCAATCGAGGCGCTTGAACTGCTGCGCATATCGGAAAATAACAAAAAAGAACGGCCGGGCGAAGAAGCCAATATCCGGTTTACAACGTACCTGAAAATGCTGTCAATCCTTGCCCGGAAAGAAGGCGAGGAATTGCCGGTTAATGACGCGCACCGGGAGCAGTTTTTGACCGAGCGCCTGATCCACTTTCAGGAGATTGACGCCGCCACTGCATTAGACGTAGATTTTTTTTTGCTCAGTTCCTTGCAGCGCTTGAACGCAACCCACGAAATCGCTGGTTCTTTCATCCGCCGGGTTTCCGCCCTGGCGGTGGAGACGTGCGGCTGGAGAAAGAAGCCTACGACCGTGCGCAGGCGCACAACAAACAAGTCTTTGCCCGCGTCGGCTGGCGGCAGATGATTATTTCCATGATTGAAAAAGGTTGGCTGAAACGGCCCGATATGTCTGCCCTGGAAAGCGTGTACCGGGCAAACTTTGAGCAGGTAGTTGGCCTTATTTCAACAGAAAACGCCTCTTATTGATGAAAGCATTCGACCTAATACGCCCGCGCATTCGGACAACCGGTTTTGTTACGCAGGTACGGAAGTACAAAAAGAAAATCTACGTCCGATTTGTAACGCCAATGCGGATTGAAGTTTCTGCAATGATACCCTACACGGAAAAGCAGTACAAAAGCCTGCTTGCATCCATGAAAAAGGGGGAAACCGTAAGCATCAAATATTAAAATGACACTTGACGATTTTTTTCACCAGATACGCGACGCCGTTCGGTTTTACCCCGCGCAGGCGCAAAATTGCTTGCGGCCGCAAACCTTCCGTGTGCTTGCATACGATGCCGATATAACCAACCCGGCAATGGGAGCCACGGTCTGCGATGCAGAAAAACCGTACTTCTTTTCCCGTGAATGGGAATTGAATAAGCGGAACCCGAATAAAATCAGCGCTCCGTTGCCAGTGGTAACGGCCTTTGTCTTGGACGGCTCCATGAAAGACCCGTTCCAACAAAATGCCACGCAGCGGACAACTGTAACTATTGCAGTATGGGATCGATACCATCAGGAAAAATGTCAGTCCGGGAAATGCAACGGCTGCGAAGGCCGGACACCTAATGAGATTTTCCGCGACACCCAAACCATTTTGCGAAACGTGCTGTATTACCTGGGCGGCGTTGTCACCGCCTCGACAAACGTTGACCCTACGCCACGGCTGTACCACGCAGCCATGCTTGAACAAATGAAAACCGGCGGAACAATTACCAGCTACAACAAAACGGGCGCCATGCTAAATGTCCTTTCCGCCGCAAACCAAAATATTGATATGCGCCCTGCCGAGCGGGTTGCAGACTTGCTTTTTGGTACTTACGCAAACATCACATTCATCAATCAAGACTGCGCTTCCGTGTCCTGGTCGTTTTCCGAAATCGATCAGGGCATACTGGCACAGGAGGCCGGTTGCAGAAACTGTCAATAAAATATGGCCAATAAGAGATACAAATACCGAATTGACAATAAAGGATGCAGTGGGGCTTTTGTTCATGCTATTGAGCACAATAAGTATCTTTTTGATACAATTGATGAATGCCGGAAAGCTGTATTAATACTTGATAAAACAGAGGATTGGAGGCACCCGCCGTATGAAATTGTTAAAGTTGATACGCAGAAAAAAAATTCATGGGGTTCTCCAATGTTTGTTTCTATTGTCGAAGTAATTGATGGTCAAAAAATAAAAAACTTAAACCATGAATAAAGCAGACAAACAAAAAGCATTTTTTGCCCTGGTCATCGCTATTGTGTTGGCCGTCATTTCCCTCGCTATTTTTTCCTACGTTAATACGGGAGAGAAAAACGCCGCGCAGGCTCCCGCATTTGCGCCACAAGCGCCCAATGCCGCTTCCGACACAGTACCGGCGGGGCATTTCTGCCGATCCATTGACGGGCGAGAAACAGGCCGAGCCGTGGGAGCAAAAGGCAAGTTCTGGACAAACGGACAAACCCTGAAAATCGGATTCACCGGCGGCACAGCCGCGCAGCGAAAATTCGTAACCGACGCTTTTGCGGAGTGGTCAAAATATGCCAACCTGAATTTTGCCTATCCGTCGTCCGGGCCTTATGATTGCCGTGTAACGTTTGACCCCGGCAGCGGCAGTTGGTCTTACGTTGGAACTGACTGCAAATCCGTGCCGCAAAACCGGGCGACCATGAATATCGGATGGTCGGGCATTGATGTATGCCTGCACGAAATCGGGCATTTCCTGGGCCTCTTGCATGAGCACCAAAACCCAACCGGCGCGCCGTGCTGGAATCGGGAGCGGGTAATTAAAGACCTGTCCGGACCTCCAAATAGTTGGACGGTTGCCATGATTGAAAGCAACGTGCTAAATCCCGCCCCGGCGGCAAACGTTATTGCAACCACGCTCGATCCGGTTTCAATCATGATGTACAGCATTCCCGGAACCTGGACCTGTGACGGCAAAGGCTTCCCTGGTGGAAAGGTTTTGAGCGCAGCGGACCGCGCATTCATTGCGGCCAGATACCCGAAGCCCGCGCCTCCGCCCGGAGAAACGGTTGTTATAAGTAAGGCTGACGCGGCTTTGTTCCTTTCGGCCTTACGCGCTAATGCTGCCGCCGCTGACACGGCTGTTGCGCGCTTTCAAAAACTGACAGGGCAATGAAACTTGACAACGTAACACCGGCCCCGGTAGAGCATACCGTGGAGCGTGAAAAGCATTTCCGTTTTATTGGCACGCTGGCCAAAAAGCCGGGCTTAACGCTGTTTGAAATCACCCCTGAAACGGGGGAAATACAGCCGGCGCCTATTCAAAAGGCGGACAGCATCACGGCAGACGGCCAAAAAATGCGTGATAAACTGGTGACCAAACCGGGCCGCGCCTATGTGTGGGCGCTTAATGTAGAAAACGCCGCTCGAAAGTGGCAGAAAATGAAAAATTCCACAACTTGACCTTAAACCATCACTTGCGGCCGCAATAGAACGGCTGAAAACTGCGCTGCCATGTATAGGTTTAAATTCAAAGACAGGGCATCCCTTTTAGATTGGTGCAAAGAAAATCTGACCCGTGATGAGAAACGATTTATCGGAAAAACTAAAAATGGGAATGGTTTTAAATTCAATAAGGCTCCAATCCCTATTTACGCTTTTCATGCTGATGGTCAGTTTATTTGCCGCTTTGATTCAATGTTGGCACTGGAAAAGGAAATGGGAATTACTCGGACAGCAATCAGGTATTGTATTCGCAGAAATTCAATTTATGGAAATAAATTCTATTTCTCGACAAAGCAAGAGTTTGCCCCGACGCCGCTTAAACGTGAAAACGTAGGAAACAAAAAAAAGGTTTTTGTTTTTAACATCGAAGGGCTGCCGGTCATGGAGCACGAATCGGTTATTGCCGCAGCTGCGTGGCTGTCAATACCAACGCATAGTGTTTACTCGGCTATTGAACGTAAAAGCTTAGTAAAGGGGCATTATTATTTTTCTTATCAACAAGACTTTAATCTGCCAAAATCAAGAAAATATAATCGCAATCCATTGTTGAGAAAATCCACTATTGGGCTCCAATATGAAGATTAAACTTGACCTAAAACCCGCACTGACGGCCGCAATGGAGCGGCTGAAAACTGCGCTGCAAGAAAGATTGCAGGAGCAGGGGCACCGGCTTACCGGCAGCCTGGAAAAGTCGTTGCAGTACGAGGTGAAGCCCGCCCCGGATGGATACACGGCTGTAATGACCTCGGCAGAGTACGGTATTTATGTTGAGTTCGGCGTTCGTGCTGCCCGTATTCCGTATGGCGGCAGGACGGGCCGGGGCGGAAAGTCAAAGTACATAGAGGGACTGATCCGGTACTTTCAACTGCGCGGCCTGCCACAACGAGAAGCGCAGCGCGCCGCGTTTGCGACGGCCAACGTACACCGGCGCGAAGGGATGCCCACGCGGGCGTCTTATCGTTTCAGCCGAAACGGGGAAAGAACCGGATTTGTGCGGTCCGTCCTTACTGAAAACTTGGATGAAATAGCCGGCATAATTGCCGAACGTGCCGGCGCCCAAATAACTATCAACCTGGCAGACGTAATTCGCCTTGCCAAATTCACAGTACCGGTATAAAGCGAACGGGCCAACTACCAATGAGCAGAATACTTTTCGAGATTGTTGCCGACCAGACAAACATCGGCGTTGCACTGGAAGAACTGCGCGCCCGTGTGAAGCAACTGAATAAGGAAATTTCACAGGGCAATAATGGCGCGCAACGCACACGGGAGTTGCGGGAGGAACTTGTCAAAACAAAATCCGAAGCGGCGCGCCTGACCGATGAGCAGCGTAAACTGAACCGGGAGTTCAAGGCAACGCAGGTCCCAAAGGACAGCCTTGCCGGCCTTCGCCTGGAATACGCCCGGCTTACGGAGCAACTTTCGCGCCTTTCAAAGGCGGAACGCGAAAGCAAAATCGGGCAGGGCCTTATCAGCAACGCCGCCGGGATAAAGCAGCAGATTGATCAGATAGAGCAGTCGGTTGGCCGCTTTACCGGCAATGTTGGCAATTACCGGTCCGCTCTGCTTTCTGTGGGCGATCTGCTTACCGGAGGCTTGGTTACTGGCGGGGTGATTGTGGGGATTGAAAAATTGGCTGAGGTAATGAAAATAGGTACTGCGCAGGCGTTGGCATATGAACAGGCTCTTGATGACCTTTCCGCCCTTACCGGCCTTACCGGGAAAGACCTCGCCGGCCTGGAAGAAGTGGCAAAAGGCCTTCAAACCATTAATATCAATGGCGTAGAGGTAATTAGTACCGGCCCGGAAATCTTAAACGCATTGAAACTTGTGGGCGGCGCGCAGCCGGAACTACTGAAAAACGCGGACGCCCTTGGAGAAGTAACCAAGCAGGCAATCATATTGTCAAAAGCCAGCGGCGACGGGCTGGAGCCGTCCGTTGTTGCGCTTACAACCGTATTAGGGCAGTTTAAGGCCGGCGCTTCGGAATCTGCGCGCATCATCAATGAGCTTGCAGCCGGAGCCAAGGAAGGCGCGTCTGAAATCCCTGATACTACAGAGGCTCTGCAAAAGTTCGGCGCGGTAGCAAAAATCGCCAATGTTAGTACCGGGGAATCAATTGCCTTGATTGAACTTTTGGCCGACCGACAATTGAAAGGCGCCGAAGCTGGTACGCAGCTGCGCAGCGTATTGACGAAACTTGCCGGCGCCGACGTATTGCCAAAATCAGCACAAGAGCAGTTTAAGCGCCTAAACATTGATGTAAACGTGCTTAAGGACTCTACGCTTCCGTTGGAGGTAAGATTACGTGAACTTGGAAAGGCAAACGGAGATATTGCCGCATTGACAAAAATATTCGGACTGGAAACCCTGCAAGCCGCAACAATCATTACAAGCGGCATTCCTAAGTACCAAGAATTGACACAATCAATTCAGGGTACCAGTGAAGCAACAAAGCAGGCCGGCATACGCGCCGACAACACAAATACCTCATTCGAAAATCTGAAAAACAAAGGACTCAACCAGTTACAGGACGCCTTTTTAAAAGGCACGCCCGTAACTCGTGGCCTGGCGGATGCCCTTTCGGTGTTGATTGATCGTGTTAATTTGGTACAGGGCGCCTTTAATGTTGCCATCGGCCCGATTACAACCGTTATTGACGGCATTACGGATTCATGGGAACGCCTTACGTCACTTTTCGGGTCGTCCGACACTGGCGCAGCGGACGGGGTTGAGCGTGCAAAAATTCAATTCAGTGGACTTGGAGACGTTATCGACGAAACAACATTAGGCGCGGACGCCTTGACAAAAAACATTGTTGACGGAAGCCGCAAAAGGCAAGACGCCCTTGACGCGGAGGTTGAAAAGTCAAAAATTCTTGGTGATACAGCAGAATCGTCAGGCAAAAAAACAAAAGAATCTATTTACGCAGCGGCGGGTAGTGTAGAGGCCCTGCAAAAAGAGGTGCAGAAGCTTCAAGATCAGTTGAACCGAACAGCGCCAACAGACAAGGGATTTGCGCTACTTGTAGCGCAGCTGGACGCGGCGCAGGCGGCTCTTAAAAGCGTTCAGGCTGAAATTGATCGGGTAAGAACCGCCGGTCGTGTAAAAATTGCGGCCAGATTCGCGCCAGGAGCGGACACTGCACAGGCTCCTGATCTTGGGACTCCATCTGATTTTGCTTCGGACGAAAAGGCAGCCGCTGACCGCCGCCGACAGGAGGCAGAAAAAGCGCGTGAAGCGGAACTTGCCGATCAGCAGGAGTATCAGGATCGCCTTTTTCAGATCAACAAAGAGGCGGCCGAAAAAGAGCAGGCGTTGCGCAAAGAAGCGCAGGAAAAGGAGGCAAAAGACAATGAGGAACGAAAGCAGCGGAACCTTGACATTGCCCTGGAAACCGGCGCGGCAGTGGCAAACGCAATTTTTGAAGTAGAACGCAACCGCCTTGATCGTCAAACGTCACAGGCGCTTACCGCACTGGACGAGGAGTATAAACGGCGGATTGAACTTGCAACTGGCAATGCCGCGCTGCAAGAAAAACTGCAAAAAGAGCAGGAGAAAAAGCGCCTGCAAATCGAAAAGGCAGCAGCCAAAGAACGGCAGAACATTGCCATTAAGCAGGCGTTGATTCAGGGCGCGTTGAACGCGCTGAAAGCCTACTTCACCGAAGGCATTGCCGGGGCAATTGAAGCGGCAGCGCTTACGCTACTGCAAGTCGCAACAATTAAGTCACAGAGTTTTGCCCGTGGCGGTGTGGTAAAAATGGGTATTTTCAAAGGCAAGCCGCACAGCCAGGGGGGAACAAAAGGGGTATTCAGCGACGGCACACACGTAGAGGTTGAAAAGGATGAGGCGTTTGTGGTTGTAAATAAGCGCAACGCGCCCATGCTTCGCCACCTTTCCAACGTAAACGCGGCCGGCGGACACGGCACGCAATTTTTTGCAGGCGGCGGCGCCATTGATTTTACGCCGCAAATAGCCCTGCCCCGCGCTTCCGGCACCGCCGTACAGGTACAGGCGGAAGCCGGCTTTTCAGAAGAACAAACTATGGCGCTTGGCAAAACTATCGGCGTACTTGTAGCGCGTGAAGTAGCCAACCAGATACAGCCGGCCCTTGCAAACGGCCTTAATGATGCCAACCGACGGACGGAAAGAGAAAAAGCCCTGAAAACCAATCAAACCGTATAGCCATGATCGAAATAACAAGCGAGCCGCGCAGTACAGCCAACCCGGGCTCAGGCCCACACGCACAGCCTTTACCGCTATCTGATTGCCTGCAATGGTGTATGCAGCCGGACGCCGCCGACGGAATCAGTACACTGGGCAGCCAGGCAACGGTTGTGATCACATGGCCGGCAACGCCAACCGTGCCGGCCAACGGTACTACATTCACTATATGGGGATATACCTTTACGGTGAATAATGCGCAGGCGTTCACGTCAATGTCGTTTCAGGTAACAACATCCGGAATGACAACGGCCCGTAACATGGTCAATATGCTGAACGCAAACCTGTTTTTCCGCCGGGCTGCTCGCATAATCGTTTCAGGGGCCACAAGCCGGGAGGTACAAATAACCTGGTCAGACTGCCGTGAACAGCAGTCTTTCGGAGACGATGCAATGAATATGGACGCGCTTATTGCCGCCGGCGCTTCAAAGGTGGTTACAAACGGCGTAAGCCCTGAGTACGTAGCGGGCTATCGCCTTATTTTCCGGCTACTGAAATACAGCACGCCAGCGCAGGATTTTGTACCGGTAACGCAATTTGAGGGCATTGACCCAAATAAAGGCTGCTCGACAATAGAAGAAACCTGCATTAACCTGATGCGCGACGCTGCCGGCATGGTTTATACGCCCATGCCAGACCTGGTTAATGACGGGGAGCCCGATCAGCTAGTTGATTCCATTTTGGGGCGGTTTAAGCTTGAATACGGCTGGACGTACCGCGACAATAACTGCCAGCCGAAAAGCGGAACGATTAAACAAACCGACGAGGTTTTGGTGTGGAATGCCGCATTTGAACCAAAGGAGGTGTACGGCGTGCGCAGGTACTGGACCGGAGCCGATGATGGATTTCCGCCCGGGCAATATGTGCCTGATTTTTTGACCACACAGCCGAAAATGCTTTCGGTTTGTACTGATTCGTATTCGTGGCTTTGGCTGCTTAACTCATTTACGGATGAGTACGAAGATATTGGCAGTGTGGTGCTGCGAATATCTGTTTACAAGAAAGGCACACCGGGCGTTTTTGACATCCTGGAGTTTGTTTACCCGCCTGTACTGTGGTATCAGCCCTATATCTTTAACGTGTCTGTCGGGCGGGTTCTGGACAACGTAGTGGGCGTAACGGCCGAAACCCTGGACCGGTATGAAGTGCAGGCGGTCCTGCTTGATTCCGGAGACAATGTACTGGCCAATGCGTCAGAATACCTCGCTTATGTTGTGGCGCCGTCCTGCTGCGAAGAAAGCACGGATGTATATTTTCTGACGCCTGCCGGCGGGATAGGCACCATGCTCGTGCGCATTGACGAAACGGAGGCTGTACAGGAAGGCCGCGAAATCCTTACGGACGTGCCCTGCAACACGGCCGGGGACTATCACTCCGTCAGGGCGAAATACGGCGGACGAAGCCTGTCGCAGATAACAGCCTACGAGCGCGTCACAATTTCAGCAACAGAGACGGCAACGGACGAATATGTTCAATATTTCAAACACTTCAAAATGTCGCCGCAACGCTGGCTCCGTGTCACGTCTGCCGACGGCGCACACATGGCGTACAAGTTTTTGCCGGAGCCGGGCGGGGTGCAGATATTCCGCGCCGGGGAAAACGTTGTCCTGCGCGCAACTGGCAGGCTGATTGACTTGATCGTTCAACAACCCAACGAAGTAGATTTATGAGCTGCACCCGGATAATTGTCTATAACCTTCCGGAAGAAGCCCGGAACCGTCTGGGGAGTATTTCCGAAGCGGCCCTGGACGTGTACCCGGATTTTTCTATCCGGCAAAGCAAGCAGTCCGAAGAATTAAATTCGGAGGGCAAAATAGTTCTTGAAGGCGCCGAACGTTTTTCCGTGCCGGGGACATACGTCAACGACGCCATACTGACCAAATACCATACGCCGCTTACCCTGGACAACCGGCAAATTTACATGGACTGCCGCGTGTACGTCGGGAACACGGAGGCTCACCTTACACGGCTGTACGTCATCGCAAAAAACGCCGTGCCGGGCGGATATGAGTGGGAGTTGGAATTGAGAAGGCCGGCGGACCATTGGGCGGAACTCGGGCAGGCGTTGACAATCGATCAGATCGATTACGGCATGTTTACGCTCACGGCCGAAAATCTGATTGCAAACTGGGACGCGCCGACCTATGCCGGGGATTACACGCCGACGGGAGACACGCCGACTTATTGGGCGCTGCTGGACTTCGGCGGATGGGTAGATCAGACGGAAAAGGATCAGTTTACTTTCCGTCCGATGAAAGCCGTACTGCCGGAGGATTTTCGGCCGTTGATAAACCTTGTTTATCTGCTAAAACGCGGGGCCTGTCAAATCGGCTGGACCCTGGACGGCGTAATCCTGGACACGGCCTTTTGGCGTTCCGTTTCAGTGTATATTCTGAATAGCGAATACTGGAAAGCAGCGGACGCCCCGCAAATAAGCGGCGTTTCGCCTGTTGATCAATTTGTTATTCCTGAATTTCATTTTGCAATTGTAAGCCCTGCCCTTGACATAACAGACCCTGATATGGAAATAGCGGCAAGTGGACCTATGTTTTTTGCCGGGTGCCAGAATAAAATCAACGGCGCGGCATGGTATTGCTTTCGGCTTTTCGGGAAAATGCGGAACAATCAGGCAACAGACCTGAACGTGCTTTTTGATGTGGGAGAGGTTGACCCGCCGAACGTGCTGCTTTCCGGTGAGGTTCTTTCCACGGAGGATTTTGTCGTGACCCTTCCGGCAAGTTCCACAACTGACGTTGTTGTAGACATAAAGGTTTTGCTGCAACCTGGACAAAAGGCCGCGTTATTTGCCCGCACCTCTGACGCAACGGCGGACCCGGACCTGCTGGCAGGCTTCCGCTTTGTTATTCAGCCCTGCAACGAATCCTTTGTGCACGGGCAGGAAATTGAAATTGCCCGCGCTGTGCGCAGCGATATGACTTGGATGGACTGGATGAAGATTTTCCTGTCCCTCACCAACGGGAAAACTGAAACGGACTGGAACACCAAAACCATTACAGTACACCCAAACAAACGCACAGACATAGGCGGCGAAATAGTGCCCGGCTTTCTCCGGGAGGAAAACACAAGCGTTGACATTTCCGCGCTGGTACTGGCGGACAGCGTAAAGTCGCGCCCTATACGCCCAAATCTGAAACGATACACGCGCCTGCAATTTGCGGACAGCTCGGACGCGTATATTGAAAGCCTGCAATTAACGGAGCCGCCGCATAGCCGGAAAATTACCAATGGCGAAGACCTGCCGGACGAAATTGAGGAAATCGCAGTCCAGTACCTGGAACCTACAATGGAAGGCGGAACCGTCGGGCTACGCACGCCGAAAAGCCTGGAATCACTGGACAAGTTTGCCCCATCACCGTACATTCCGCGCCTGTGGGACAACCGAAACGACGACGGCAGCACAAACCGGTCTTTTGACATCGAGCCGCGCATATTCTACAATTACGGACTTATCCGACAGATAAACCCGGAGCCGGGGACGCTCATAAATGCGGACGTGTACGCCGGTTTTTACTTTGACGGGCAGGACGGCGCGGATATTCGGTACTACTTCGGGTATGCCTCACAGCTTCGCACCTGGGAAATAGACCCGGCGCCGGCGGTTGACGGGAATCTGGTTTTTGGAAACGCAGAAAACGACCTGTTTGTATCTTACTACCTGTCGGCAATCCAAAATCGCCGGGGCGGAATGATGCTAGACGCGCTGCTGAAAATGCGCCCTGACGATTACAGCCGTTTTGACTTCCGCGACCTTTTTTCTTTCCGGTACGAAGGGCGCCCGCTTCGTGTTCCAATGCGGGAGATCAGAGACTTTGCCGGCTGCGAAGGAACCCCGACGCCCGTTGTATTTCTTGCGGAACCGGCGGAAACTGGCTGCTGCGACCTGCCCTGCTCTTGTCGGTTTACTACCTGCGAGTTTTACATGGACCTTGGCCCGTTTCTCCGGCAGTCAACACTTGACAGCCTTGCCATTACTTCATTTACAGTTGACGACGTGCAGTATATCACTTCACCGGTAAGCCTTGGGCCGATTGAAATTGTGAACATTGCCGGCAGGCCGTACATAACAAACCTGTGGAAAACGCTTAATGCCCTGGGCGTCCCTTACTTTACCTTTTCTGAATCTTCACGCATTCACCCTGAGCGCGGCGCTCGATACTTCAAGTTGAAGCGCCCGGCCTGTCAAGGTTTTGTGATCGAGGTGAGTTTTGAGGGGGATGTGGTGTATCGCTATACTGATACGGTACAGGAAACGGCATGGTTTGGCGCTGTGTTCGGGGATTTTGGCTATGGCAGCCTTTACCACGGGGAACCGATTGATTGTTTTACAACTGTTGAATATTAAGGAAGAAATGAGCCGCTGCGCAAATACTAACACATTTTCAATCATGGCCCGTGCATTCCGCGAAACCCCGGATAACGGCTACAACCTTGCGCCAAATCACATTTTTGTTTTCGGCTCAAACCTTTTGGGCCGGCACGGAAACGGAGAGGCGAAAAAGGCCCTGCGCTTCGGCGCAAGGTGGGGTGTCGGTATCGGCATGAAGGGCAAAACGTATGCGCTGCCGATCCGGGGCCTGTCCCTTGAACGTCTTTCACTGAATACCATATCGGAGCACGTTGCAAACTTTGGCGCGTTTGCAGAAAAATACGACGACCTTGTTTTTCTGGTCAGCGAAATCGGATGCGGCCCGGATGAATACACGCCGGAGGAAATAGCCCCGCTTTTTACAGCTTGCGCCACGCTGCCGAACGTGTTTCTTCCGGCAAGGTTTTGGAAGGTAATATTTGAAGAAAAATGAGCACAGTATTAGACGCATACGACACCTGGCAGCGCTTCCGGATGCTGCACCCGCTTTCACGGGAGCCGTTTGTGGACACGCCCGAAAACAGGCGGCGTTGGCTGTATCATATTGATATTGCCGACTCAATGGCACGGCTTGATGCGATTCGAACCGCCGACTCGCTTTCCCCAAAAATTAAAAGCCGATCCGTTTCCGAGTTTCATGAGATGCCGGCTTATACGCGACACATATACGGCTGCATTGCTGATTGTTTCCCAGGCATTCAGGTTTATGCTGTTGGCTCCCGCGTAAATGGCGACTACGTTGACGCCGATAGCCCGGCAGAAATTCGAAGGGCAAGACGCGAAGCCGGAAAGGCTGAAAAACACGAATCCGATTTTGATTTTTGGATAGCGGAACGGGTCAGCCCTGTCGGCTACCTGCCGATGCTATCAGACCGGCTTTTTTACCTGCCGCCGGGTGAAAAGAAAATACTTGTACCAATGTGGGACTTCAGTAAATTACCGGAATCAGAACACGCCCTGGCTATTGAGGCCACGCAAAACGCCCGCGTAGGAGCGCTTATTCTACTGCATGATCAGTACCGGTTAAGCCCCTACTCTTATTGCGGTTGCGGCGATGAGAAGGCCGTGCTGGCCCACTTTCAAAAGGCTATTCAGGATGGAAAAATCAAAAAATGAAAAATCAGATATTGAACGCTTTCGGCGTATGGCGGTTGTATTAGCTAACCATACCGGCGTAAGTCAGGCGTCAGATTATTTTGCACTGCCGGCGGGAGTTCGCAGGCATTACGAAGTAATGACCTACACGGAACTGATACGCCCTTTGGTTTACCGCGACCGAATGGAGCGGAATAGAAGCTGGCAGCAGATAGCTTTGTATTATAAAATTTCCGTCAAAGCCGCCCGAACAATAATGTCAAATACGTCCCGCGCTCCGCTGTGCTGTCAGGAGCCGGGGTAAGAACCTGTATTCATAATTGATGCCCGTTTTGGCTTTGGTCAAGGCGGGTATTTTTTTTAAAAATATTTTAGTTAGTGTATTGCGGTATTCAATTATTGCGCGTATCTTTACACTATCAAACAGCAATAAAACAAATTTAGATTATGACACGCGACAATTGGAAACACATTATAGCCTGTATAAATAAGGCGGCACAGCACAATGAGTTTTTTGAAGTGCCTAAGGAAATGTTTGACCACTTCCTTCAATCTATGCCGCCAATGGTAATGAAAAAAAACGCCTTTTTGGCCGGTGAGCCAGTCCGCCACAACGACCAAGACCAACCGGTTTTTTACTCCTTTTTTCATTCAAAAGGCCAGTTTTTTGGAAGCCTCCAAACACTTGAACAATTCAATCAAAAATTCAATTAAACGCCATGCTACTTGAACGCCACTACGAACTTTGCCGCCGCGCACACATGGGCACTTCTTTTGTGCCGGAAGTACGCGCAAAAGATTATGTCCGGCAGTATTCTGAACAACTTGCCGAGGACCTGGAACGCGTAAAATCCTTGGGCGGCGATCCGGCCGACTACCAGCGCCGCTACGAACATCACTTCACGGCCTGGATGAGCGCAAAGTCTTGCTGCCTTTCCGTCATGATAACAGGCCCGTCCGGTTTTCCAACGCGCCGCGCGGAAAAAGCCAACCAATCAGAACACAAGCGGATGCAGGAATTTTACCAGTTCCGCGAAAAGTATTTCGCCCGGCTTGAACGCCAGCAGCGCCGCGAAGCCCGTGCGGCAATTGATCCGGTTGAAGAAATGCGCGGGAAAATTGAGAAAGCGGAACGGGAACAAAACGCCATGAAGGCGGCAAACAAAATTGTGAAAAATCGCAAATTATCAGACGCCGAAAAAATCGCTCAACTGGCCGCGCTGCTGAATTGGTCCGAGGCAGAGGCAGCGAAAGTGTTACAGCCGGATTTTTGCGGGCGCGTTGGCTTTCCGGATTACCAGCTGACAAACAACCTGGCCAACATCAAAAGAATGTACCAACGGCTCGCCGAACTGGAACAGAAGGCCCAAGCCACCACGAAAGAAACCGCCCGGCCCGATGGCGTCCGCATCGTCGAAAACACCGAAGCCGACCGCCTGCAAATCTTTTTCCCCGGCAAGCCGGAACCGGAAATGATTGAGGCGTTAAAGCGCCGCGCCTTCAAGTGGTCGCCCTCAAATGGCTGCTGGCAGCGACAGTTTACGGCCAATGCCATTGCGGCCATGCGTGAAATCCTGCCGGCCTGAATAACTCATGCGCCCACGCCGGGCGCTACGCATAGCGCGGCTTTACGGGGGCGCTGAGTTATGCGGATTTTTAACAGGTTTAATTCAAAAAAAATGAAAGAGATTACATTTTGTGTAGACTGCCAAAAACCGCTTTATGTTCCAGAAAACATAAAACTATTTGGGTTTGATACAAGAAAATTTTGCAGAAACAATCAACATTTCGATGTGGTGGTTAAAATTGCACCCCGCATAAC